TAACATCACAACCCTGTGTGCGACCCAAGAGCCAATACTTATCGTTAGCATCTTGAACAACAACCAACAAAGTGTTCTGAGCGAGAAGCAGAATCTCATTACGAGTATTCGCTTGGAGTTTATTAAGAACGATGCTGAGTTCCTGAGCGTAGAATACTGTTCCGTTTTCTACAGAAGCAGTAATAGTCTCAGTCAAAGCACCTGTATTCTTAACTAACTCATATTTACGGAATACCTTACCTGCTGATTTTGTGATAGCAGAAACGATACCAGAAGCTTCGGTGATTGCAGTTACGTTACCTGATTCAATCATCCATACCGCTTTGATACCACCCAAACTATCCTTACAATCTAAGGTGTATCCCTGAGTTAAAGCACAAGGCATATTATTGAATTTATTAAGTTAAAAAGTGGGGGGTGATTAGCCCCCCGATTTATTAGATGATGAAAGAAGCAACCTCATCGAGGAAGGCTACGTTTACACCGAGTTTGAACTCAGCTACAAAACGAACCTCATCAGCTTCTTTAGCGTAGAACAACTCGTAACGCTCTTCTTCGTTCAGAAGGTCTGTACCGAGGAAAGCATTGCTCAAACGCATAGCATACAGCTTGCTAACACCATTCAGACCTGGAGTAGATACTACTTTGATAGAAGTACCTGGCAGAACGAACTCGCTATCAGCTTTACCATCGAAAGAGTAGTTGAACATATTAGCGTTCTTCAGAGCGATGGTGTAAGTGCGGAATACATCCTGAGACATAAAGATAGTCATATCATCTTTAGCTACAACCTGAGCAGGAATAGCACGATACAGAGCATCTACAATCGCAACTACGTTAGCAGCAGTGATAGAAGTAGCAGGAGTTCCGTAGTAAGTTGTGTTGTTAGCTTCAACAGCAGAAGAACCAATCAGCTTAACAAAACCATCAAACTTGTTCAGGTTTACGTTAGCAGAAGCGGTATCACCTTGCCACAAAGCAGTCTCCAACTGAGCAGCGATACGAGCAGACTTCTTGTCGTTGTACTCAGCAGCGAAAGCGATAGAATCGTAGCGGCTTCCTTCAGGAAGAGCCTTTTGCAGATTCTTGCTCTCAAGAGATTTAGGACACAGAGACTCGTTTACTTTGATCTTACCAACAGTCACAGTACGTTGTGTGAAAGTAGTAGTACCAGAAGCGTTGAATCCGCAAGTACCACCTGCTTGGAAGATAGCATCGGTATCCATAATGTTGATTTTCTCAGAGGATTTAACCCCTACCATTACGTTACCTTGTGCCTTAATCAGAGAAGCGGTTTTTGCACCGAGTACAGAACTCGTAACCAAGAGTGCTTCATTCTCTTTGGTATAGTTGGTTAGTGCGGTTACATCAAATGCCATTGTTGTAAATTTTAGATTTTAGATTTTTATTTTGCGTATTTACTCAAAAAGTTATTAATACGAGCGTCTTTGCTCGGTACTACTTTGTTGAATGTTTGCTTAGGTTTCTCGGTAGCATCGGCAGAAGGAGTCTGAATCAGTTGCAAAACAACATCAGTAAGTTCTTTGATAGCAGCCGAAAACTTTGCTTCTGCTTCTGCCATCTTAACTTCTTGTGCTTTTTTGCCCTTCTTCATATCCTCGATTTGAGCTTCCATCTCTGCGATTTTCTTACTCAACTCCTCATCTACTACTTCTTCAACAGGAGCAGCTTCAGGTTGTTTGATTTCAGTAATCACAGAATTCTCATCAAGTACGATAACCATTCCATCAGCGAGTTCGTGTTCGCCAGCAGGAGCAGGACTTTCTTGACCTGCATCATCTACGAGCATAACCTTACCACCGACTTCGAGCTTATCCATCTTGATCTTCGCTCCGTTCTTGAGTACGTATTCTTTGTACTCAGGAGCAGCAGGCTCGATTGATACCTCAATCTCCTGTGCTTGGACAGGCTGAGGAACTTCAGCGAACATCTGCTTGATTTGCAAGAGTGCTTCTAAAGGGGTCATAAAATAATTTAACCATAAATAGGCTAAGGTGCTGAATGTTACCACATAGAAAAGGGGAGCGTAGAAACGCCCCCCGATTTTAACCAAAAACTAAACGCTATGAGACTACTAAGATACTTGATGTAAGATATCTATAATATCCTGCATCATTTTCTGTGGATTACTTATTCCGCTCTTCGAATAGTTAAAGACCCCCTCAACTGAGAAGCCTTTTAGTTTACCTTCTTTAACGAGTTCCCATACATCCTCATTCTCGACTTTGAACGAACCGAACCAAGAGCCATCCTTTACATCTTCAAATCCCTTCATCGCTTTGATCCCTCGCTTTTCATCGACTATCCAACTCTCAAACATTGTTACTCCTTCCACTGTCATTCCGTTATCGTGCATCAGATTTACGTTCGACTGATAACCCTTCTTGAAATACTTCTGAGCGATTTTCTTGATAGTGTCTGCGGTGAATACAACGTAATATTCGCCGCTTGAATCGTATCGGTAGATAGGAGTATCTGCTAACATCAACGGTCCAGAGATAATTCTTTCCTCTTCATCCTGAATCTCAAAGCTCATCTTCTCCGATTGGCGAATCTTAGACTCAGCCCAACTTAAAGCAGATTTACCACCCCACGCATCGTACATCAACTGACCGCAGCCATCTCCGTAGCCTTTAGACTTATCTGCGTTGGCTTCGTGCCTACTCAGGAAAGAATACATACGCTTAATAGTTTCTAAAGAGATAGGCTCTCCGTTCGCTAATTGATTGGCTCGGAGTTTACCGACAGGAGTACCACACGAACCCCATCCGTTTTCTTCTACCCATTTCAGAGCGTTCTTTGCGTTGTTCTTAACCGACTCAGGATAATCACTATACGAGTCAGCGAAAGCCAAAAATGACCGCTCTATCGCAGGTCTATCTACTAAAGCCACGAAGTCCACCTCTACGTTGGATTCTTCGTCTTCGTTTATATCGAGTCTGTAAATTGGTAATTCCTTTTCCATATTCTTAAATAGATTTTAGTTTAATCTTGCTGCTCTGTTAATACGAGTGATTCTTTCCTGAGAGTTACTTACATCTGATTCCAATACATAAGAGCGATTTGTAGCAGAACCTAATTGATTAATAGACCTCTGATCTAATTGGGTTACTGTATTCTGAATCGGAGCTTGAGGAGAAATCGGAGCAGCACCGCCACCAACTGAAGCCGAAGGGATGGCAGGAGTACCACCACCGCCTCCAGGTACTTTTACCGCAGCAATAGCCTTTACTGATTTAATACCTGAAGCAATAATAGCTGCTACGTTAATAGCTTTAGCTACGAAGTCAAACGGAGAAGGCAGAACGGACTTTTGTCTGAGTGCTTCGGTAGCACCTGAATAAGTATTAATCAAAGCCTGAGCGATACCGAGAGCCTTACCTGCTGCGGTTTGCTGACCAACTATCTCACCGAGTTTACCTAAAGCATCTCCAACCTCTGAAAATTGCTGCTTTCTAAAGTCTGCTTTTTGCTTCTCTATCTCCTTCTGAGCTTCGGCTGCTGCTGCTTCCGCTTTAGTTTCTGCATCTAACTGAGCAAATAAATCATCGAACTCTTTTTGATTAGCATCTGCTATTCTTTTCTTTTCTATTTCTTCTAACTCCTGTTCTCTTTCTAATCTCGCAAAAATAGCATCGAACTCAGCCTGAACTGCTGCTGCTTTCGCCTCTGCTATGGCTTGATCTCTTAGCTTTTGTTCTTCTACTAATAGCTGAGTCTTTAGCTTTTCACTCGCCTTCAGCTCCTCTATTTCTAACTTCCTATTCTCGAAGTTTATCTCAGCTTGTCGAATCCTTCTTTGATTCTCATCTGTAATAGCATTTAACTCAGCTTCCTGACGTGCTTTCCTAATATCTTCTTCAGCTTGCTTATTAGCAGCTACACGCTCCTGAGCTGCTGCTTTATTCTTTTCTGCTGCCTCTTTATTCTTAGCATCTTGTTTATCCTTAGCTTCTTTATCTATCTTATTTAATCTATTCTGCTCTTCGATGTCTAAAACTTCCTTCTGAGTTTTTAGGTCACGAAACTTTTTCAGCTCATCAAGAGTAAGTTCACCCTTTGCTTTTGCAGATGTACGAAGAACATTTAATTCATTATCTATCTGCTGCTTTTTAAGTGCTAAGATTTCCTTCTCTTTATTACCTACCGCAGTTAAAACATCTATCTGATTCTGAAGGCTTGCATTAACTACTTCATTTTGTTCTGCGAGTTTCTTCTGAGCCTCTGCTGCTTTCTCACTTGTTGAAGTCCATTCAGATATCTTGCCAATAAGAGTAGTTAAACCTACTACGAGAAGTCCGATACCTGTAGCAGCGATAGCACCCTTTAGAATTGTAAACGCTCGACCTGTACCAACAGTCGCTACCCCGAAAGCCTTTTGCAAAGTGATAGCTATCGCAGTCGCAGCGTTATTCGCCTTCTGAAAGATAGCAGTAGATTGAATAATAGCATTTAATCTCTGAAAGTCTTTAGCCGAATCCCTAATCGTACTCAACCCCTGAGACAAAGCGAGAGCAGACTGAACTTTCAATAAAGCCTGTTCTACTTGCTTACCCTCTGCACCCAATAAACCGAACGCACCTTGTACAGCACTTATCCCACCTGCAACAGAACTAAGAACCCCCGTAAAGGCTTGGAATTTTTTACCTGGGTCGAATAGATCAGCAGTCTCTTTAGCTTCTTGAATTGAATCTTTTAGACCTGCTACTTTCTGAGCAGCAGCGATAGCCTCTTTAGAGTATTCTCCGAAATTCTTTTGAGCTTGTATTAATGCAAGATTGGCTTCCTTCAAATCTTTTTTAAGGTTGCCAATAGTTTCCCCGCCTTGTACTTCTATTTTTATACCTACTGTTTCCTGTGCCATTATGCGTATGTTGTTTCTATTACTTTAATAAATTCACACTTAGTAGTATCTTCTACCATTGGGTTATAGTCCATAACCTTATTCAATCTCCATAGTGAACCATCTATCCAGATAGGTCGAGAGAAATCAAGATTGTAGATATCGATATCCGTTAACCGCACGTTACAGGTAAGTAGCTTAGAATCTTTATCGGAAATCTCAGCAACGTAATCTCCCCAATATCCGTTAAATAAATTAGCGGAAGGATAAGGGTTACTGAGAGTAAAATAAATCTCTTTAGGAGCACCGAAGTTAATATCCGCAGTAGGAGTGTAAGGGTCGTTTAAGTGTCCACCATATCCGTAGGTAGTAGTGCTGAGTAGGTTACTTGTGCCATCCTCGATCTTGTATGAAGCAACTCCTGTTATCTTCTTAACCTGAAGGATA